AAGCGCTTTACTGGTTACGGCGGATTACTAATAGTCACCGCACGTACCGTATAAGGAGATAAGAATGTCCCCTGCTGATTGGGCTGGCCTAGCCGTATCCATCATCACCATTGTCACTGGTTTCTCAATGGCAATCAAATGGCTGGTAAAGCATTACCTCAATGAACTTAAGCCCAATGGGGGTAGTTCTATCAAAGACACAGTAGTTCGATTGGAAAGACAAGTTGAAGAAATATATAAGTTCCTCTTGGAGAGACGATGATTCCTTTAGCACGTGTTGCTCAGCCGGCTGCGATTGCAGTTCTACGACAGGCGACAGCGCGGTTTCCTCACAGGAATAAAGCTTCGGATGGGCTACTGCCATCCAAGGCACACGTCAAACAAAACCCCAACTCTGACCATAACTCTGGCTTTGCCGTCGATCTCACACACGACCCAGGTTGTGGTGTAAACTGTGGTATTATCTATGAGTTTTTAAAACGAGACTCTCGAGTCAAGTATCTGATCTTCAGTGGCCGTATATGGTCTCCAGAAAAAGGGGAGCGTAAGTATGAGGGATCAAACCCCCACTACAAACACCTCCACATATCCATCAAGGATACAGCTGGAAACGATACCAGTGACTGGTTCCCTTGGCTGCCTAAGCCAAAGAAGGTGAACAAAGTCAAGGCTCGTCTGAAGAAACAACCTAAGAAGAAAGGATCTTCGTGAAGAAGAAACTCAACTCTAGGCAAGTTCTGATGGCCATCACCGGGTTCCTTGTAACCTGGCAAGCCACGAACTTTGACCTCGACTATCGTGCAGTCCTATCTGCCATCATCGCCTCAGGCCTCGCGGGAGCTAGTCCGAAGAAGGCAAAAGAAGGTGCTGGACTAAAGTAGGAAAACTGGTACTTTGAGGCAACAAGAAACCCCGGCTAGGATATTACCTAGACCGGGGTCTTTTGTCGTCTCTACGGGGCGTATACGGCCTTTAACGGGCCTTCTTAGCCGCCGCTTTACCCTTGACCAAATCAAGGCGCTGGAGGATTAGGTCGTGCTCAGCCGATATCCGCTTTGCGATACGCCTATCCTTGATGGTCCAGAAAAGGGTGTTGACAAACTCAGTTACCGACAAGATGAAATATGTTGTCAGTAATGACAACGTTATTGTATAATATAATTCTGTATTCATTTACATATCCTTACTATTAGTTACTTATATTATTATATTAATATATATAATTATTATATGTCAATAATTATATTATTGACATTAGAATATATATATTATTATTATATATATATGATAATAATACAAGACTTAAAGATACCTGAATATGTATCGTACTCAGCAATGAGTACGTATCTAACTTGTGGATATCAATACTACCTATCGAGAATACTAGATATAGAAGAGAGACCTTCGGTCTGGTCTATAGGTGGTAGTGCATTCCACTTAGCAGCAGAGAGGTGGGACAGAGAGAATGTCTGATCTACTTCAATACTGGAATGACGCATGGACCGAGTCGCTTGGTGACACCGACCTATCCATAGCCCGAGTTGGTGGTCGTGCCACGAAAGCTAACCCTGATAAGGAAGATGCCAAGTGGTGGAATACCAACGGACCTGAGTGGTTGAAAGACTACACACAATGGAGAACCAAGAATCCTGCGTGGAAGATATGGAAAACACCGGATGGTGAACCTGCAATTGAACTAGCTATCAACGTCAAGATCGCAGACGTCGAAGTCAAAATGATTATCGACCGAGTGTTTGATGTCGATGGTACGTTAGTGATCGTTGACCTGAAGACTGGCTCACGTCAGCCAACCAACCCATTGCAACTTGGGTTCTACAAGGTGGGACTTGAGTTGAAGTACAACGTGACTGTAAACCAGGGCACGTACTACATGGCACGACAGAGTAGCACAGGTGATCTTATATCACTTGATGCCTTTGATGTGCCAAGAATTTCATACATGGTTGATATATTTGACAAGGCAAGACAAGCTCGACTATTCTTACCGAATACAAATAGCTGTAACACAATGTGTGGCTTCACACAGAACTGTCAATTTTACCCAGGAAAGATAGGATAATGGAAGATTATAAACTACAGGTCTCATATAAGGTGGGACCAGCAGGTGATATGATTAACGTTCGTGCCAACACAGCCGATGAACTCAGCGTGTTGCTCGAAGGCATTGGTGATTACTCACCACAAATTGCAGCAGTACGAGGTTTGTTGCAGGGTGCTTACGTCACACTCCCTTTAGCAACCTCGCCTTCAACTCCAGACACAACGCCGTCCAGTTACTCCGCACCAACCCCGGAGAACTCAGCGGGATCTTTAGTCGCACCTACATGCAAACACGGGCCGCGCAAGTTGCTGCAAGGCATCAGCAAGAAGAACGGAAAACCATATAAGATGTGGGTATGTACACTACCTCAGGGTCCTGAGCAGTGTGCACCAGCTAACTAACGGAGGAAAATGCGTACGCTTGTTAGGTCAGTAGGACGTGCGTCCATTGGTGGTGAGCCTTTACCTTCCTGCTTTAAGGCCTTTGAGTCAAATCAAATCATCATCAGACGTGCTGAAGTTTCTATGTTCGCTGCTGCACCTGGCGCTGGTAAGTCTACATTGGCATTGGCGCTTGCGTTGAAGATGAAAGTCCCAACGCTATACATAAGTGCTGATACCAACGCACATACCATGGCGATGCGTCTTGCTTCTATGATTTCTGGTAAGAGTCAGAGTGATGTTGAGCACCTGATTAACACAGATGTTGGTTGGACTAAGGCTACCTTGGCCAAGTCCAGCCACATCGTGTGGTCGTTCGACTCCAGTCCGACGCTACAGGATATCGATGAGGAAGTCCGTGCGTTCGAAGAACTATGGGGCTGTCCTCCAACGTGTATCATTGTTGATAACCTGATGGACGTAGCCACCGACGGTGGCGAGGAGTTCGCTTCAATGCGAGCCATCATGAAGGAGTTGAAGTATCTTGCACGTGCAACCAACGCAGCAGTTATTGTACTACACCATACTTCCGAGGCTGTTGCGGGAACTCCCTGCCAACCACGCAGTGCCATACAAGGTAAGGTGGCTCAGCTTCCCGCACTTATCTGTACCCTTGGTGTCGTTGGCACCTCAATGTGTGTTGCCCCAGTCAAGAACAGATATGGTAGAGCAGACGCTGCCGGGACTCTGATGACGTGGGTTGCTTTCAACCCTGAATATATGTTCCTCGACGACATACCGGAGAATGTTTAATGAATAGCCAAGAACTTATCGCTGCCTTGAATGGCAAACTAAAACTACATCAAGAGGTACTCAAGGAGGACGCCACTGGTCTAACCAAGTGTCCGAAGTGCGACAAGTTGATTCGCAATCATGAGTACACTAAGGGTTTGATCTACGCATACCGAGACATCATAAGTTTGGTGGCATACCATGACGAGCCGTAAGTCACATAAGCAAAGAGGAGCAAGGTTTGAAGTCGAGATTAAGGATTACTTCCGCTCTCGTGGATATTCTGCAGAACGTTTGGCAAGGGCTGGACGAAACGACGAAGGAGATGTTGTCGTACATGAAGACTTCCTCGGACAAATCGGAATCCTTGAAGCCAAAGCCCCCGGTCAATCAGGTCGCATTGACCTCTCTGGTTGGACAAAAGAAGCTAGAACGGAAGCTGGAAATTATGCGAAGGCAAGAGATCTACAACCGGACGAAGTCTTACCGGCGGTTGTTATCAAGGCTAGAGGAAAAGCAATAGAAGATTCATATATAGTATTCAGGCTAGGTGATTTGTTTGAGTGACCTGCCATCCATCAAATCAGTATTGGAGCACTATGGAGCACGTATTAACAGATCATCTGGACAAGTCAATCTCAAGTGTCCGTTCCATGACGATACACACCAGTCGGGTACAGCAAACCTCGACCGGCAAATATTTATGTGTTTCGCATGTGGAGTATCTGGAAACAGTTTACAAATTATTGGAAGACAAGAGGGACTAAGTATACATGAAGCACTTAAGTTCTCAGAAGGAATTGCTGGGGGTAGCAGCGGAGAAGTACGCGGAGCATATCTCGCAGGCATACGACTACCTAAAAAACAGGGGCATAACTCAAGAGGTAGCACGTCTGGCGCGATTAGGCGTAGTCGTGGAGCCGGAGCCTGGTCATGAAGCTTATGTTGGTCGGCTTGCTATTCCTTATATCACTAAGTCTGGCGTTGTCGATATACGTTTTCGCTCTCTCAATCCTGCAGTTGAGCCTAAGTATATGGGTTTAACTGGGGCTGAAACGCACATGTACAACGTGCTAGATATTGATAAGGCTGGTGATTACATTGGAGTCTGCGAAGGCGAACTTGATACGATCACTCTGTCTGCTTGTGTTGGCATTCCTTGCATCGGTGTTCCTGGTGCTAATAGCTGGAAGAAACACTACACAAGAATGCTCGCAGACTTCGAGCGTGTATATGTATTCGCCGACGGTGACCAACCGGGCACAGAATTCGCACGTGGTCTTGCAAGGGAATTACCGGTTACCATTATACAATTGCCAGATGGGGAGGACGTAAACAGTGCGTATACAAAGTTCGGGTCAGGATTCATCAGAGATAGAGCCAAACTTAATGGATGAAATTAACATGAATATGTGCGAAGAATGCGGTGAGGTATTTGATAACGCATTCGAAGCAGTTGATCACTTTTGGGCAGCGGAGGAATTGCCGGATAAGTTCGAGCCACAGCTCCGTCTTCCCGGCGAGTACTCACTTAAGCTTGGCACATTACTCCGGGAGATCTTCGTCGCCGCCAAACGCAAGGACACACACCTCATCAAAGAGATGGCTGAGTCTGCCTATATGACGCTTTACTTATCGGCTACTGAGCCGGATTATGTGGAGGAATTCTTCCAAGAGAAGATGATATTCAAAGCCATGAAGAACATTGATGAAGCGTTAAGGGACATACTAGATGAGCATAAAGAAGATGGAAGATGAGGAGATATGGCAGATTATAACCTACCTAAAAAAGATAGGGCTGGAGATAGAGACGAATGGTATAAGACGTGGCACGAACTACCTGCTCGTAACGTTACGATTCCCACTACTGACTTCGAACGCTCTGTCAGATCCATCTTCCGAGAATTAGAAGAGTTACTCCTTAGCAAGCACAAAGATTACGGGCCACTAAACATCTCCGCTTCCCCTGGAGGTGCGATCAATGGACTGCGTGTACGCATGCACGACAAGTTGGCTCGTATTAATAATCTCTATGACAAGAATGCTACACCAGAATATGAGCCACTTGATGATTCATTCAAGGACATGGCTAACTATGCCATCATAGGACTCATGGTTCTCCGAGGAAAGTGGGACAAGTGAAGACTATAGTATGCGTGTCAGACTTGCAAGTACCATATCATGATAAGCGTGCTGTTGACAATCTAGCTAAGTTTATTAAGGCTTTTAAGCCTGACATGGTGGTGTCTGTCGGTGATGAGATGGACATGCAGACCATCAGCCGATGGGCTAAGGGTACACCCCTGGAATATGAACGTAGTATTGGTAGAGATAGAGATACAACCGTCAGTATCCTTGAAGCTTTGCAAGTAGATCATATGATTCGTAGTAATCACACCGACCGTTTGTTCAACACAGTTATGTTGCGCTCGCCGG